TTTTTTTTTAGGCTCCTTGTTTTCTATTTTATCATTAGAAAAGAAAGGTGTCACTATTACTTCGTTAGTTTCACTATTCCAAGTGATTCTTGACACTAAGCCTCTAATTAGTTCTCTTTGTTCATCTTGAGATAGAGAATCGATTATTGAGCATTTATCAAGTAATATTTTTAAGAATTCAAGGCTTACTTGAACTTCGGTAGATGAATCTTCCTGACCATTTAAATTAGTTAATTCATTATTTAACTCTATGATTTCTTGTTTAAGAGATTTAACTTTTGAGATTATTATATCTGATACATCATCATATAAAGCAAGTTTATCCATTAGCCCATCTATTTGTTTTTTCTTAGAGCTTATCAAATCAGTTAAATTTTCTTTTTTACTTAGAATATTAGTTGAAAGATTCTTTTTAGTTTTATTAAGTAGAGCTTGAATAAGTTTTTCTTTATCACCTGCAAGTGTTTTAATTTCATTTAAAACAGAAGAATCTATATCTTTTACAGGTACATTCTTGCCATTACATCTTGAACCTTTAGATCGTTTTTTCATTGAGCATACATAAAATGAATTTCGACTACCATCTTTGCTCACATGTCCATAAGTTATTTGCATTGGAGCTCCACAGGTAGCGCATCTTAATATTCCTGTTAGTATAGCATTATGACTTCTTGCAGAAGTAATTGATTTATCTTTATTATTATCCAGTATATTTTGAACTTCAATCCAATCTTCATCAGAAATAATTCCTTTATGAGAGCTACAAGCTGCAATCCATTCGCTTGTATCACGATTAACTCTATAAACTTTACCACTTTTATTTAACATGGATTTCTGCTTATTATATCTAAGTAAACCATGAATACCATCAGGCTCACCACAAGTAGCAACGCCTAAGCTAGAGAGATAATCAAATACCTTATCAGTTGCCTTAACATAAACAGGGTTTGTTAATATCCATCTTAAATTAGATTTAGAAAAGTCACTTCCACGTTTTGTTTTAAAATGATTTTCTAAAAGATAAGTTTCTACACCATATAAAGATTTAGTTTCTAGATATTTATCAAAGATTAGCCTTACAAGTTTTAATTCTTCAGGAACTGCAGTTAACTTTGACATAGAATGTTCCTTCATATCCTCATCTACATATTTAAGTGGGGTAGATTTATAACCCAATGGTGGAACGCCGCCAAGCCATCTTCCAGTTCTAGCTAAAGCTAACATATTATCTTTTATACGTTCTGCTATGGTTTCGCGTTCAAGTTGAGCGAATACAGAAGCTATGTATATCATGGCCCTTCCCATTGGAGAGCTAGTATCAAATTGTTCTCTTATGCTTACAAAATCAATATTATATTGCTGAAGAGTTTGAAGGGTAGTAGAGAAATCAGCAACGTTTCTCGAGATACGATCTAATCTGTAGCAGATAAGAATATCAAATTTTTTATTTTCAGCATCATTCATCATTCTCTGAAATTCAGGTCTGTTAGTATTTCCACCAGAGAAACCTTCATCCTCATAGATAATAAATTCATCAATAACTTTATCTCTGAGGTTCATGTTTGCGTAATCCTTGCACATTTGAACCTGGTTTTCGATACTTTCACCTTTACCAGTGAATTTTGATTTTCTGCTATATATAGCAGCTTTCATATAGTCACCTCGTTTTTATATAATAAGTTTTAAATTTAGGTTGTATAGCAGGAAAAAGGTTTAAGTTTATTCCTACCATACAATCAATGCCTTTCTAATATAATATGAGCATTACAAAGGAAAAATATGTGTATTTATATTTTAAGGAAACACGACTCGTATTCATTCGCTGTGGGAGTTCAAGAACCCAAATATAAAACTCGAATTCTCACTTCAAATCACAAATACTTAACCTAAGTTCCAATAATTCTATTGATACATTAAGATCATTAGCAGCTTCAAGTAAAGTTTTACCTATAAGCATATCCTTTGATATAACTGGGATTTCAAAAAGTGATGAAAAGATATCAGCTTGTCTTTCTAATTTGTTCAAATTTAGAAATGTTTTAGTTTTTAGATAGGTGCAATTGTATTTCTTGTGCATAACAGCATGTCCAAGTTCGTGCTCACAAGTAATACGTTTATCTTTTGCGCTCAGATTTTTATTTATAGTTATTATTCGATTTCTCATAACATACTGATAAATTCCATTGATTTCAGGATGAAGATCCATTTCTTGATATATAATGTGTTCCAACCTACATATCTCAAATACATCAGTAGTCTTATGTTTTTTAACTAATTTTGAAAATACTTCCTCAATAAAGTGCACAAGGCTAACCCCCTAAATTTACCCATAGCGTGTATTATATCTAATAGTTCTAATATTAAAATTTAATATTTAGAACTATTAGATATTAAATCTTAATCACGTATAAACATTAATATTGTTAATAATTTTTTGTTAATTGCATTAAATTGTAGATAATTTTATTTTCAAACTATTTATCTATTAGGTAAATAAAGAGTCGTTTTTCTTTAGTTAATGAGTTATGATTGTGAATTTATTTTTTATATTTATTAGGTGTATACTTTTTGTTTGCAATTTTTGCTTGGCGTATACCAGAAGATAGAGCTTCTATTAAACTTTCAATAGCTTCAGGTGATATAGGATTACCTGAAAGCATAAGTCCATCACCATTTAGTAAATCTTCTTTTAAAGCTTCAATTCTTTTGGTAATATCTTTTTCATCTTTTGGAGATAAAACGGTATTACTTACATCTGGAATTTCTACAGGTGCTTCACCATCGTTTATATAACCTGCAGCAGCCATAAGGTCAGCATAAGTAACACCATTATGTGCAACAGTAGCAATTTTTTGTAATGTGCTTGGAGCTGGTGGGCAAGAGTTTTTATTATTTATAATTCTAGATAATGTGCTAGAACTTATTTTGCATTGATTAGCAAAGTTATTTAAAGAAATATCACCTTGAGCCTGTTTTATTAAACTACTAAGTAATTCAGCATCAAACATATAGTTAATCTACTCCTTTCGATTTTAATTTTTATATTTAATCGCATATATTGAGCGAACTAGTGTACGCACTTAATCTATTATATTTATTTTAAATAATTTATTGCGTAAATGCAATGGCAAGGAAAAAAATTCTAAAAAAAGTGTTGCGCTTGCGGAACGATAGGGTTATAATAAATGCATGCAAACAACATTGCGTTAACAGAACAGGAGGTTATTGTATGAACATGACTCAGGAAGCAATTAAAAAATTAGTTAATGAACAATTTGATGGCAGTTACAACAAATGCGCTAGAAATCTTAGTTTAGCACCAAGTACAGTATGCAGAATAGCCAATGGGACCAGCAAAGCAGGAATAAAAGTTATAACTAGTGTAATGAAGTATTGCAGTGAAAAAGATATTAACTATGACAAGTATATAAATTTAAGTCAATAATTTACTAATATTAATATTTAAAGGGAAAATGACTTTGCTGTGTTATACATTCTTTTCATAGGTGAAGTGATTTTGGTTGTGCTTCGCACTTTTTTTGAAGGTAAAAGTTCTTAATTGCACTTCGTGCTTTTTTCAGAAGTGAAATGATATTAAATGCAGCATAGCTGCCTTTTTATAAGGTGTATATTTTTTTAATCTATGTGTTGCGTGGAACGAACAGTTATAGTATTGCACAATATTTATATTTTTAATCATGTAATTAAAAATGAAACTAGCTGAACTTAAGTATTTCATTAGAAATGAACTAATTTAAAAGAATTCTCATAGTATAACTCATAGTATAACTCATAGTATGAACTTAATACTAAATTAAAAGGAGTGTGGAGTTTGGATATAAAAATCAAAATTGAGTATTTAGATGAAGAAGGCAAAGAAAAATTTCAAGAAAAAGCTGCTGATTTATTATCTTCAATACTTATAAAAAAACTCCAACCAAAAGAAATTGATGAGTTAGTTGAAATACTTAAAGATGATTCTAATAAAATTACTTGGTAGAGCTCTTATGAATTAGAAAAAAGGGTACAAATGAAAAAATGTTGAGATAAAGATATAGAAAAATAATGCCAAAACGATTGAGAGGTAAAAAGAATGGATAAATTACAGTGGCTTAAGGAAAGGCAAAAGGGAATTGGAGGCTCTGATGTTGGAGCTATTATGGGAGTTAATAAGTGGAAAGGTCCTTTTGAAGTTTATGTGGAAAAGATAGAAGAGATTACAGAAGTGAAGGAATCTGGTGAATCATCTTATTGGGGGAATACCTTGGAGGAAGTTGTAGCAAGGGAATTTTCTATAAGAACAGGCAAGAAGGTAAGGAAAGATAGAAGACAGTTAGTCCATAAAACTAATGAATTTATGATGGGTAATATTGATAGAAGAATCGTTGGTGAAAATGCACTCTTAGAATGTACAACAGTAAATGTATTTGGAGCAAAGGAATGGGATGGAGAAGAAATTCCGCCTAGCTATATACTTCAATGTCAGCACTATATGGAGGTTATGGGGGCTGATAGCTGTTATATAGCTGCGCTTATTGGTGGCCAAAGATTTGTATATAAAGAAATTAAGCGAGATGAAGAATTAATTTCTATGATAGTTAAAGCTGAAAAAGATTTTTGGATTAATCATGTTCAAAAAAGAATTCCACCAAAGCTTGATGGAAGTGAAGCTGCTAGTAAATATTTAAGCAAGACTTTTAAACGTATAAATAAAACTTTAGAAGTCAGCTTGAAGGCAGAATATAAAGACAAGATAAATGAATATTTAAACATAAAAAATCAAATGAAGGTTTTAGATGAATCTCTTAAAGTTATAGAAAACAATCTTAAAAATGAGCTTGGAAATGCTGAAAAAGGAATTGTGGAAAAGTTCCTAGTAATTTGGAAGGGAATAACTTCAAACAGGATAGATAGTAAAGTTTTAAAAGAAAAATATCCTGAGATTTATAAAGAGGTTTGCAAACATTCTATGAGCAGAAGGTTTGAGATTAAGGAAATTTCTAATTAAAAAGTTAAGAGAAAGGGTGTTGGTTATGGCAACTAATAGCAGTTTAAAAAATCAATTAATTGAAAAGGAGCAAAGCACAGTAAATGTTCAAGAAACTATGTTTAAAAATTTAATAAATAGTAATGATGTGAAGCTAAAGTTTACAGAAGTTTTAAAAGATAAAGCTACTCAGTATATGAATTCAATAATAAATTTAGTTAATGATGATAAAGATCTTATGGAGTGTGAGCCTAGATCCATAATTGATGCTTGTATGATTGCAGCTTCCTTAGATTTATCTGTTGATAAAAATTTAGAGTATACCTGGATTATTCCCTACAAAAAGAAAGCGAATTTTCAGCTTGGATATAAAGGATATATTCAATTGTTACTTAGAACTGGAGAATATAAAGCTATAAATGTAATTGAGGTTTATGAAGGGCAGTTAAAATCATGGAATCCATTAGCTGAGGAATTTGATATAGATGTTAATTCTAAAAAATCAGATGCAACTATAGGATATGCAGGATATTTTGAGATGTTAAATGGGTTCAGAAAATCTGTTTATTGGAGCAAGGAAAATATGGATGTATTAAGGGATAATTCTTTTAAATCGGATACTAGATGGAATAGTGATTATAAGGCCATGGCTAAGAGAACAGTAATGAGAAATATGTTTTCAAAGTGGGGAGTTTTAAGTATTGAAATGCAAAAGGCATATTATGAAGATATTAATACAGATAAATTTATTAATGGAAATTAAATTATGAGCGGTTTAAGGTGACTTTAGGGGAGCGTGGGAAACATGTCAGATATTAAATGGATTAAGTTAGCTACTAATATGCATGATGATGAAAAAGTGAAATTAATAGATGCAATGCCAGAGCGAGATACAATCCATTATTTATGGATAAGATTACTTATACAAGCTGGCAAAACTAATGCTAATGGACTTATATATCTAAATGAAAACATACCATATACTGATGAAATGTTAGCTACCATATTCTCAAGACCTCTAGCTTCTATTAGACTTGCACTTAAGGTATTATCAGATTTTCAAATGATTGAAATAGCTGAAGATAATGCAATCAAAATCGTTAATTGGGACAAACATCAAAATGTTGAGGGAATGGACAGGGTTAGAGATCAGAATAGAAAAAGAGTTCAGAATCATAGAGAAAAGAAAAAACAACTTAAAGCTTCAGCTGAAGAAGATAGTACTGAAATTGAAGATAATGAGTGCAACGTTACACAAAATTCATGTAACGTTGCAGAAGATGAAAGTAACGTTACTGTAACGGAACAGAATAAGAGAGAGACTAAGAATAAGAAAGAGATTAAGAATGAGAATAAGAAAGAGAGAGAGAATGCAAATACTTGTGATGAGAAAAAGGATTTAAGCTTTGAAAAATCAGAACCAGTTAAGTCGTCTGTCTCTCAATCTAAGACTCCAATCATTGAGAATAATAAGAATTTAGAGGATATCAACACTAAATGTTTTGAATTACAAAAATATTGTGAAACCATGACTGGAATAGCTGGTGGATTAAATTGGGGTGCACTTAAGGTAGCTATTTCAATTCATGGGGAGCAGTATGTAAGAATGGCTATAGATATAGGATTAAAAGCCAATAAACCTAATATGACTTATATTGACGGCATACTAAAAAATTGGGTAAGAGAAGGATATCCAACGGATAAGGAGGTAAAGAAGAATGTCAATAGGAGCTACGGAAAGAATAGCAACCCAGATAAAAATGAATTTACAGGATTCAAGCCAAAGAAATCACGAAGCCTTACAGATGAGGAACGAAAGAAAGCAGAAGAAACACTTATATAAGTGCGATAAATGCTGTGATACTGGATGGGTACTTATTCCTCAAGAGAATAGGCAACCCCTTGCAGTTAGCTGCGAGTGCAGGGGTATTGAGAAGGTAAAAAGTGAATGGAAGTATTCAGGAATAAATGTTGAAATGACAAAACATACTTTTACTAATTTTGAAGTTTGGAATAGTGCTTCAGAGAGAGCAAAGGATACTGCAGTAGCATATTATACTGACTTTGCAGAAGTTAGGAATAAACGACGCAATAGTATTTTGTTCTGCGGTCAAGTTGGCAGCGGGAAAACGCATCTCAGCGTTGCTCTCGGATTAAATTTGTTAAAACAGAAGATTAAAGTTGTGTACATGCCTTACAGAGATATAATCACTAAGATAAAACAGAACATGCTTGACCAAGAATATTATATTAAGACCATTTCAAAGTACCAGTTATGTGAGGTTTTACTTATTGATGATCTCTTTAAGGGAAAAATCAATGAAAGTGATATAAACATAGTCTTTGAAATCATTAATTATAGATATTTGAACTTTTTGCCAATCATAGTTAGTAGCGAATTCAGTATAGAAAGATTGTTAAACTTTGATGAAGCTGTTGGATCACGCATTTATGAGATGAGCAAAGACTATGTGGTGGATATAGAGAAGGATATGAACAATAATTATAGATTAAGATAAGTGCAGTTCACAATAATTATAGGATTAAATAAGAAAAAAATTATAAGAATTAAGGAGTGTATAGGATATGTATAAAAAAGAGATTAAGGAAATTATAAATGAAAATATAAGGCTTACAGGAGAGAACATTAAGTTAGGTTATGAAAATATGATTTTAAAGAAGAAAATAGAGAGGTTAGAAGAAAAGACAGGAGTAATTCAAGGCAAAAAATCATCACAATATATTGTAGTTATGATGTCTTAATGAATATTCGAAATAAAGAATATCTTTAATATATCGCTGAAATAAGAAATGATTATAGATTTAAATAGTTTAGAAGAGGAGAAGGTAAATATGAAAGCATCAGGAATAGTAAGAAAGCTTGATCCACTTGGAAGGATTGTGATACCAGCAGAAATGAGAAAAGTACTTGGAATTAATGAGGGAGATACTTTGGAAATAACTAAGGTTGATAATGAAATAGTACTTAGGAAATATAGCAAGGGATGTGTCTTTTGTGGAGGTGATAAAGGTATTTCAGAATTCAGAGATTTACTTGTTTGTGGAGAATGCAGAGGTGCTTTGAGAGAAGATTAAAATTGTAGGTATATAATTTCAATAGGATCTGAAAAAAGGAGATAAACAAAATGGAGAGTTTACGAATTTTTAAGGATAAAAGATTTGGCGAAATACGATGGGTAAGAATTAATAATAAAGATTATGCTGTTGGAATTGATATAGCAAAAGCTTTAGGGTACAAAAATGCAAGAGATGCAATTTTAAGACATTGCAAGGGAGTCGTGAAACACGACATAGGGGTAGTTACTGGAAAGAGGAAAGATGGAACAGATGCTATTCAAAATGTAGAAATGAGTGTCATTACAGAAGGGGACATCTATAGATTGGCAGCAAAATCTGAATTACCAGGAGCAGAAAAATTTGAAGCATGGATTTTTGATGAGGTATTGCCTTGTATACGAAAAACAGGCATGTATGCAACAGACGAATTATTAGATAACCCAGATTTACTGATTGCTGCAGCTACAAAGTTAAAAGAAGAGAGAAAAGCAAGGTTAGAAGCTGAAAAGAAAGTAAAATTACTAGAACCAAAAGCACAATTTTATGATGATGTTGCAGGATCCCAGGATAGTATTGAAATGGGGCAGGTTGCAAAAGTTCTTGGAATTAGAGGAATAGGCCGAAACAATTTATTTTCATTGTTAAGAGAAAAGAAAGTCTTAGACAGAAATAATATTCCTTATCAGCAATTTGTAGATAATGGATATTTCAGAGTATTAGAGCAAAAATACACAGTGCCAAATGGAGACACTAAAATAAACATAAAAACAATGGTGTTTCAGAAAGGAGTAGATTTCATAAGGAAAAAGATTAATGAGTTATAA